CGCTCGATCTCGGCGCAACGGTCCTGCACGGCGTGGAGCTCGTCCTTCAGCGTCGGCTGCTTCTCCCACATGATGCGGGCGTGCCTCGAGATGCGGGCGCCGTCCAGGATGTCGCCGTTGAGGACGACGATGTCCGGCTTCAGCGCCTTAATCAGCCGCAAAATGGCCTCGTGAGCGGGTGAAACCATGCCCGGCCAGTAGTGGCAATCCGAGGCGACGATGATGGTGCCGTTTCGCACGGTCTCGGTCATCTCGCGCTCGTACTTCTCCGCGCGCGCGACTGCTAGGGCGTCCTGCGCCTTGGCCTTGTCGGCGATGATACCGCCGGTCGCCTTCGCGTCTCTTGCCGTCAGCGCGATGCCGTGCCGCGCCTCGATGGTGCGCCGGCGGTAGTAAATCTGCCGGATGTCAATTTTCAACGCATCGGCGACTTTTCGCGCACTGCCTAATCGGTTCCAGGCTTCGATGATCTGCTCGTCGGTGCAATATTTCGGCACGTTCAGCCTTTGGGGTTGCTGTCGAAAGTGGAGAGCGCCTGGTGCAGGAGGCTGCCGAGATTGTCTACGAAGACCTAGTCGTGAGAGAGCGGGTGGTTCATCTCATCGAGCAGGGCGTGCACGAGTTCGTGGCACATGGTCTGCTGCAGCTCGGTGTCGCCGAGGTCTGAGCACAGGTCGATGCGGTGCTTATTGGGATCATAAATGCCGACGTCATTTTTAGAATGACGCCACCGCGACGGAGGGATGATCCGCACGCGCACCAAGTGGCCATGCAACTTAAAGCTGCGAGGGATGCCGAGGCGGCGGTGACGGTCTCCGCCGCTCGGCTGCGCGGTATCCCGCGCCATCGGTCAGGCCTGCGGCTCGGGCTTCTTCTTCGACAAGAACGACCAGATGGCCGCGCCCGCCGTGGCGGCGACGCCGGCGAGGGTGGCGACGGTCTCCGCGTCGACGAGCCCCTTGGCGACGAGGTAACCGCCGAGAGCGGCGACGATGGCCCGGACGATGCCGGCGAATTGGTCAGCAGTCATAAATCACCTTTTACGCTTCGTTGTGGGATGAGGGCATCCCGTTGGAGGCCACCAGCGGCAAGCCGGGGGCCGGGAAAGGCACGGTCGAGGGCCAACGGTAGCCCAGGACGCGGGCGCGGTCAAAGGGCGCGGCGGTCACGGCGTTGCTTTGGTTGCCGCCGACGACCATCAGCCGCCCGCGCTCATCGAGGCCGGCGACGAAGCCGACATGGCCCGCCCCGCCGCGCGCAAACACCGCGATGCAGCCGACCACCGGCTCGGCGATCGGGGTGCCGAAGTCGAGCCAAGCCCGCGCGCGGTACCAGTGCGGGGGCGGTCTGAAGCCCTCCTCGCGCATGACGGCCGCCACGAAGACGCCGCACCAAGGGGTCTCGTCATCGTTCCACCAGGCGCGCATCTCGCGCAGCCAGCGGGCGATGGCCGGCGTCGTCGCCTTGCCGGGCGTCTCGCGGACGCCGATGTAGCCCCGCGCGCGGTTGAGCCAAGCGGGGGCTGTCACGGGAAGAAGACCAGCTTCACGAGGATGGCGGCCATGCCGGCAATGAGGCCGTAGCCGATTTTGGCAATGACCGTCTTAAAGCTCGTCAGATCCTCGCGGATGCCGGCGTATCGCTCGGCGCAGACGGCCTCATGCGTGGCGAACTTCAGTTCAAGCTCGCGGATGCGGCGGTCCTGCGTGGTTTCAGAAGATGGCCGGCGTTCGATTTCTGTCATCTCGGTGTCCTCAGTCCGTGCGCTCGATGGTGATGAGTACGTCGGCCGTAGCGGTAGCCGCGGTCGAGTCGGTGACGGTGCAGCGGTAGGTCGCGTCGCGCGCCTCGCCGACTGCGAGGCCCGTCGTTTGGAAGGCGGTGGTCGCAGAGGTCGAAGCCGTGACCGTCAGGGTCGCGCCGCTGACCTTTGCCCAAGCGTAGGAATAGGGAGCGACACCGCCCGTCGGGGTCGAGGTGGTCGTGTCGGTCGTGAGGGTTGACGTCATGCCGAACTTGGCGAGCGAGGCCGGGACGACGGTGAGGAACATGGCCGCGCGCGTAATCGAGACGGTGACGTCGACTGTCTTGGTAGCTGCGGCGGCATCGGTGACGGTGCAGCGGAAGACGGCGTCGTACGTCGTGTTGTTCACGAGCGGCGTACCCGTAAAGGTCGTCGTCGCGGCGGAGGCCGAGTTGGCGGTGATGAGCGTCGAGCCGCTGGTGCGCGTCCAGGCGTAGGTATAGGGCGAGGTGCCGCCCGTGGCGGTCACCGTCGTCGATGCCGTCGTGATGCTGCTGCCGCTGTCGGTTTTCGAGATCGCCGACGGGGCGGCCGAGGCGGCAAGCGTACCGCTGATGGTGTTGCTCGATCCCGCGACACCTGCGGAAGGCGGCTCGGTGGTCGAGACGCCGCCGGCGGGCATCTTCGTGCGGACCCAGTAGTAGCGCACGGTGGTGTCGGTCTTGACGATGAATGCCGCGGTCGAGTTTCCGGACCAGATCAGCGTCGCGCTTGAGAATGGACTGGACGCGGTGTGCTCGTATAGCTCGTAGCCTGCGTCGGCGGGGATGTCTGCCGGGGGCGTCCACGAGAAGTAGATGGCGCTGGTCATGCCGACGAGGCTGAGGCTGGTCGGCGGCGGCGGCACGTAGTTGGTCGGCGTCGGGGTGGTGATCGAGCCCGGGGCGAGATAGTCGGCGAGTAGCGGGTCGTTCCAGTCCGTCGAGGCCTCCTCGCGGATGACGATTTCGACAAAGCCGGACGGGTCGAAGTTCCAGCCCTCGCAGCGGACGGTCTTCGCCGACCAGCCGAGCTCGGGGATGGTGACGGTGCCGGTCTCGAAGGGGCGGATGCCGTAGGCGCTCATGTTGCAGCGCAGGGTGGCCGACTGGCGCAGGCGGCTGCGGCGGTTGAGCAGGATGGCGTGCCGCTGCGCCTCGTACTCGTTGGTCGTCGCGGCGAAGTCGGTATCGAGCCAGGTCTGCTCGCCGTCGTTGGCGACGTACGTGCTGTTGACGATCGCGCGGAATTCGACCTTCTGCCAATTCTTCGTCGGGTCGATGAAGGTGCCGCGGACGCTGTTGTGGCGCCGATCGTAGGGCAGGGCGGTGACGAGCCGGATGCCGCCCTCGACTAGCGAGTCGACGCCGAGCGTGAAGCTCGTGGTCTGCCACGCGCCGGGGAACATCCGCCACATGCCGCCGGAGTAGTAGCAGACGCCCGCCATCGCCTGCGCGAGGACTTCGATGTTGTCCTCGAAGCGATCCGTCGCATTGATCACGACGTTGCAGGTGTAGCGGCGCTGCGAGCCGCCGGGGACGGTCACGAACTCGTCGCAGATGTCGGCCGCGTCAGCCACGAGATCGTAGTCGATGCGCGCGGCGTCCTCGCCAAGGCCGAGGCGGGCGTCGAGCAGGTAGTCGGCGAGGCAGAGGGCGGGGTTCGTGGAGTAGGCCCACGTCGTCGCATCGTTGACGCGGTGCGAGCCGCTGCCGCCGGCACGGGTGCCATCGAGGCGCGGGTCGTAAACCTTCTTGCCCTGCACGAGACAGGTGACCTCGGGCTTGCCTTGGCGGTAGACGTCCTCGTTGAACTCGTAGGTAAGCGCGATGTAGGCGACGCCGCGGCCACGGTGCGAGGCAGTCCATTGAGATGGAAAAGCGGTGGCGAGCTTAAAGTCGGTCGTCTGCGTGTCGCTGCCGGCGTAGCAGCGCACCCACGCGCGGTTGATGTAACGGCCGCCCAAGACCTTGCCGTCGTCGGCGCTGCCCGTGATGGCGGTGAGGGTGCCGACGGCGTCGCGGTTGAAGTAGACCTGACCGAGGCTGTTGCACTCGTGGCCGGCGATGACGATGACTTGGTGCAGGAATTCGTTGTTGCTGCCGCTGCAGAGGGGCGGGATAACGTTCATGCCGCCGCAGAGCATCTCGCCGTAGATGATGCGCCGGGCCTCGACGGTGCCGGAATACTCGACATCCTGCGACGGACGCGGCATTTTCGGCTTGCCGATGAGCATCTGCGCCGCCTTGGCCAGCGCGATATTGATGAGCGCGCTGACGGCGATTTTCTTGACCGCAGCCCAGACGGCAGCCTTGAAGGCAGCAGCAGCGGCGGCCTTGGCGCCAAGCGCTGCGATGGCGGTGGGAATTGCAGCGGGCATCAGGGCACCCAGCGCGCGAGGATGGCGGAACGGGGGTACGCGACGAGGCCGACCGGACCGCGGACGAGGGCGGTGCTGCCGACCCAGATGCCGGCGGCGGGGCCGTTGTCGGTTTCGATGAGCACGAGGTCGCCGCGCTGGGCGCGACCGGGGACGGTCGGGCCGTAGATGCGCTCGAGGGCAGGACCGAGGCCGCCGCAGTCGCGGATGTGGCGCAGCGCGCCCAGCTCGTCAGGGTGGCAGGCGGCGACCTGCGTCACCGTGTCGCCATCGGTCATGGCGTCCCAGACGCGCGCGGCGAATGTGCAGCAGTTGTCGGTCGCCCAGTCGAAGGGCACCTCGCGGTGCTGCTCGATGGCGAGCCACATCTTCTCGTGCCAGTCTTCGCGCTTCATCGCTCTCGCTCTCCGCCGCCACCGGGGCCGCCAGGTTCGCCGGGGCCGGGGGTGCGTCCGCCTCCGCCGCCACCGCCACCGTAACCGACGTCGCGGCGGCCCCAGCGGTTCACGAAGCCCTCAATGGTGTGCGTCAGGTCGAAGAAGCGGTCGCCGCTGTGCAGCAGCTCTTGATCGGCCTGCGTGTACCGCGCGATGCGAGGCTCGCGGCGCAGACGATGCTCGCAGGTCATGGACAACGTCGCGTCGCCCTTCGACAGGGTGATGGTTTGCTGATTGATGCGACCTTCCCAGATGACCTCAGGCGAGCCGATGAGCGCGCCGGTGTCGGGGCTGAAGAATCCGAGGTAGACCGTCACCGTGCGGTTCTGGTAGTCCTCGGAAAGCGCGGGCGTTACCCACGTGCTGTCGAGACCGCTGCAGGTCAAGGTGACCTGACGCGCGACGACCTCGATGTTCTCCTCGACGGACTCGATGCCGCCGAAGTCGCCGATGCCGAGGAACGTCTGCGCGGCGTTCTCGGTCGTCAGGTTGTCGCCGTTCTCTGCGTCGAGCGGCTCGCCGGCATCGGTCAGCAGCAGCTCGCTGACGACGAGGTTGCCGATGCCGTCGTGCACGCGGACGGTGCCCGAATCGTAGTTAACCTCGACCATGCAAACCATCGTGATGGAGGCCTTCTCAGCCTCCACCGCGTAGTCAGGCGACACGATCCGTGTCACGCGATGTCCTCGACGAGGTTCAGCTCGATGTCACCGATCAGGCCGGGGCGCACGCCCCAGGAGACGGACTCGTCGGACAGCAGGAAGCGGCCCATCGGCGAGCGGAAGATGACCGCGGCGTTGTCGGCGGGGCTGGCGCGCAGTTGCGGCTCGAAAATAAGGTAGCCCTGTCCCGATGCGTTGCTGTCGAGGTCGGCGACCAGTCGCTTCAGCTCGCCGCCGATCTCGACCCAGTCGCCCGCCTTGGCGAGCGCGTTGGTGGACACCGGCAGGCCGTCGATGTTGAGCGCCGCCCCGGTCTGCGAGGCGCCGTTGACGAGCGCGCAGCGGGCGACGGAGGCCCAGTTGATGAACTGGAAGTCGCCGGCGAGGCGCCCGGCCACGAGATCGTAGAACGAGACGTGGGAGGTAGTGCCGGATGCGGCGAAGGTCTCGGCGAGACGCCCGGCCGCGGTCAGGGCGGTGCCGTTGCGCAGCGAGGTGTCGCCCTGCGTCGTGCCGGCGGTGGCCTTGAGGTTCACCGCGCCCTTGCCGGCGGCCACGATGGCGCGGATGGCGTAGGGGGCGCTGGCGACGGTCGTCACGCCCGCCTGGTAAGCGTAGCGGTCGGCGGTCACGCCGGTGCGGGTCAGTCGCAGGCCGCGGTTGGAGTCGGCCGACAGCACCATCTCGGCGTTGCTCGAGGTCCAGCCCGTCGTCGCCGCGGTCGCCGCCTGGTTGGTCAGCAGCTCAGGCGCAGAGAATGAGCCGCCGGCGGTGTAGGAGGGGTCGGCGAGGTAGAGGCGATTGGACCGCCCGCGGAGCTGCGCGATGAGGCTGAGGAGCCGCGCGCGACGGGTCGGCGACGGGGCGCGGAAGAGCAGCCGGCAGGTCCAGCGGTTGCCGGGGCGCGAGTAGGTGCGCACGGCGCCGCTGAGGGCCGACGAGAAGACAGCCGTATTGTCGAGCGTGCCCCAGGTAACCTCGGAGGCAATCAGATCCGGCGGCAGGACGAAGTCGGTCATCGGCGTATCCCGTAGCGGCGGTCGAGCTCGTCGAAGATTCGGCGGTTGTTTTCCGCGAGGATGGTCGGCAAGGCCTGTGTCAGCTCCATTGTCGCACCGCGCGCGTCGATGTTATAGGAGACCGCGAGGCCGCCGCCCATGCCCACGCCGTTGGGAAGAACGGTGCCGGCGGTCGAGGGCACGAAGAGCTCGGGGCCGCGCTCGCCGACGAGATAGGGCGAACTGCCCGTCACCGGGCCGCCCTTCGCGCGCGGCTGCAGCCCGGCCAGCGCCGCGGAGGCGAACTGGCCGAGGATGCCGGTGCCGCCCGAAAAGGCGCTGAAAAATGCGGTGAGAATCTGCTGGGCGAGAAGCTCTGCCAGCATCCGGCGGATGACGTTGAGGAAGCCCGAGAGCATTCCCTTGATGCCGTTCTCGAAGGGGTCGAAGAGGAAGTCGGCGAAGGCCGTCTGCATGGACTTGGCGGCCTCCTCGGCGAAGGCGGTCAGCGTTGCGAACTGCTGGCCGAAGCGCTGCTCGTACGACTTCATGATGGAATCGACAAGGCCGTCCGTGAGGTCGTTGTCGAGCTTCGGCGGTGTCGCCTTGATTTGCCTCAAGGCGCGGGATGCGCTCTTGGCGGTGGCACCGGCAGCGCTCGCGACGTCGGTGGCGCCGACTGTCATGCTCTGCCCAAGGCGACGACGTGCAGCGGTATCGAGACGGGCGGCGGCGGCATCGTAGATGTCGGCGGCGGCGAAGATGTCACGAGCCGCCCGCCCCGCGCTGAAGCCGAAGTCGACGGCATTCTTCGCCGCCGACGCGCTCGCCTCGTCGAACGACTGCGCAAGGCCGCCGATGGAGGCAGCAGCCGCGGCGATGTCGTTGCCGACGTTGCCGCCTACAAGCCGCTCGGCGAGTAGAACCAGCTTCGCAAAGCCGCTCGTCAGCATCTCCACGCCGCGCAGCGTAAAAGCGACGAGCTTGGTGATGACGCTGCGGATGAGCTCGAAGACGGACAGGATGCCGCTCCCAGCCGATTGCACGGCCTTCATGAGGGCGATGAACGTCACCCCGAGCGCACGGCCGACACGATCGCTGCCGCCCATCGATTCCATCAGGGTGCCAAACGCGCCGACGGCGACGTCGATGGCCGGGGCGAAGTTGGCCAGCATCTTGGTTGCGAGGTTCCCGACGATGGTCGACTGCGCGGCGAACTGGTCGTTCATCGCCGCGATGCGCGAGATGTCGATGTCCGAGAGCGCCGCGCCGTGCGCCTCGAGCTGCGCGCGCGATTCCGTCAGCGCTGCGGAGCCCTCCTTTAGCAAGGCCTGCAGATCCTTGGCGCCCTTGCCGAAGATGTCCTGCGCAGCCGCTGCTCGACGGTAGGGGTTCTCGATGCGGCTGATGGCATCGGCCACGCGGGAAAAGGCCTCGTCCGGGCGCAGGTTGGCGATTTCGCGGACGTTGATGCCGAGAGTGGCAAAGGCCTGCTGCGCCTGCTTGCTGCCGCTCGCCGCATCGCCGATGGTCTGCGACATCTTCTGCATGGCGAGCGCCACGGCGTCGAGCGAGGTGCCCGACTGCGCCGCCGCCAGCTTCAACGTCGACAGCGACGAGGCGCTGACGCCGATGTTGTCGGCAAGGTCTTGCAGCTGGTCAGCAGCCTGCGAGACCCGCACGACAAAGGCGCCCACAGCGGCGACGCCGATGACGCCGAATGCGCTCTTGAGCGCCGACGATGCCGCCGTCGCCGACTTCTGCAGCCCGCCCATTCCGCGCTGCGCCGAGTTGAGCGCTGATTGGGTGCGATCGGTCGCGGTGATGATTACTTCTGCACGCGCCATTTTCGCTCCTGTTCCTCGGTCTCGAGCTTGGCAGCAGCCAACAGCCCGAAGAAGTCGCGCTCCGTCATGTCGAAGATCTCAGAGGGCAGGACCCCCAGCCGCAGCGACAGCGCGTAGATCGCGCGGAGCTGGGGGTCCGAGATCAGTTTTTTTCGGCGGTGTCCGGGTTCTCGACCACTGTGCCGTCGTTCATCTCAGCGACGATGCGCGTCATGACGTCGGGGTCGTAGTTGTTCATCAATTCCAGCCGCTCGGCCTTGTTGAAGAGCTTCACGCCCGACGAATCACGCGCCCGCACGATGAGCGTTACCGCGATAGCCTCCAAGTCGAGGATGGTCTTGTCGCCATCTTGCTTGGCAAGCAGGAAGATCTCCCGGCGCTCGGCGAGGGTCATATCCGGCCAGAAGTGGACGGTGATGCCCCACTCCGGCACCGGGATTTGCTTGAGGTTCTCCGGCGAGCGGCGCTCCTTGAACTGCGACTTCGCTGTCTCCTTCCAGTTCATCAGGACGTCGCCACCGCGAGGGTGCCGTTGCCGATGAAGTTGAAGGTGATCTCCGTGATGGCACCGCGCTGGACGTTGCGGGTGATCTCGGTGATGAGCGCGTTCCCGCTGTAGCGGGTCGCGCCAGTGCCGACGCCCTCGGGCGCGAGGACGAGCGCCACGTTGGCGCCGGGGGCGAGGGCCACTTGGCCGTTGGTGTCCGTCTCGTCCCAGAAGGCCGTAACGGTGCCGTTCCACGACGTGATCGCGGTCACGTTGTAGGTCTTGGCGGTGTCCGCGAGGTTGGTGTCCTCGGCGTATTCGGCCGTTACGGTGAAGGAAAAGCCGTTGACCTCGGCGACGGTGTTCGCGCCGACTCGGACCAGGCCTTCGGTGCCGTGGTGATTTGCCATTGAAAGATGCTCCTAGGTTAGTGGGTCAGTCGATGATCGAGCCGGCGTCGAGCTCGCTCGTGCGGTACATGATGCGGAACTGCATCCGGGCCGAGCCGATGGGGGCGTCTCCGTCGAAGGAGTGCGTCACCACCGTATCGGTCAGGGCGCAGTCCTTGACCATGCCCGCAAGAGTTGGGTCAGCGCCGATCGCGTTTTCCACGTTGGCGCACAGCACGTCGAGGCGGTCGTGGAGGCGCGCAGAGTCGCGCGAGACAACCTCGATGGCGAGGGTCAGCTCCCGGCCGAGCCGCCGGGGATAGGTCAGCGTCGTCTGCTCTTGGTTGACAACCTCGTTGTTGGCGTAGACGAGCGCCGCCGAGACCGTGTCGGCCGGCAGCGGGTACACGCGCGACTCGCTCACGGTGTCGGCGACCTCGGCAGCCTCGAGGATGCTGACCACGCGATCGCGGATCTTCAGACGCGCGTGCGACATCAGGCCTCCTGCAGGATGAAGAAGCCGGCCTCGGTGACGAGGTTCTCGGCCGCCTCGGTTTCGAGGTTGCTCGCAAGGTCGAGGTCATAGTCGAGGCTCACCTCGAGGCGCAGCACCGTGATGCCCGTGCCGTCGTGCTGGAAGTCGCGCACGACATACTGGGCGTCGTTCAGGTAGAGCGTGTCGCCGTTCTGCACCCGGCACGGCAGCGAGGCCGTGGCGATGTGAAACATGGGCTGGCTGGACGTGAAGGGCGCCTCGGCGACATCGACCGCTACGAAGGCGTTGTCGAAGATGCCGACGATGGGGAACACGCGCCCGCGGTTGCGGTAGCGGCCCTTCACCGCCCAGTCGTTGAGGTTGAAGAAGGCAGCGCGGTCGGCGGCGGATTCAACGGCCATACGTTACCCTCCACATCTCGCTTGTCGGCGTCTGCCCGGCCCAGATGACCGTACCGGACAGCGCCCGCTTGAAGAGCCGCTCCCATTCTGGATACGGCCGCGCCGACGGGTGCAGCTCGACGCCGTCCCATTGGGTCCGGTAATCGGCCGCAGCCAGCAGCAGGGTGCCCTTCGTGACGCGCTGCAGCTCCAGCAGCCCCGGCACGATGTCGTCCTCAAGCAGATGCTCTAGCACGTCGACGCAGGTCACCACGTCGAAGCTCGCCGGGGCGAAGGGCAGCGCATGGATCTGCGCCTCGATCACCCGCACGCCGTCGCAGAGCGCCGCCACCGCCTCGGTGCCGCGCACCGGGCCGAAGCCGAGCTGCTCCGCGGCCGTCAGCAGCTCGCCACGCCCGCAGCTCACATCGAGCAGCGAGCCGGAGAGGCCGACCAGCGCCGCCCGCACCGGACGCAGACGGTCGTCGTGCATGCGATACGAGTCGTGCCGGGCGTAGACGTCCCGGTACTTCTGAATTTCAGCCTGCCTTGCGGCCACGCTTCACCGCCGGCGCAGGGGCCGGGGCCGGGGCGGCATCTGAGGCCGCCGGAGAGGGCGCAGGGGCGACGTAGGCGCGAGCCCATCCCTTGCGGATGGCCTCAGCGGCGAAGGCCGCATCGACCTCCACAACCCGACCGGGTTCGAGGGACTGGCCGCGGTAGGCGCGGCCTCGGATCATTTCAATGTGCATAGGGCTTAAACCACTGTTGTGCGGGACCAGACACCACCGAGACGACATCGGGGCGCGCCATGTAATCGCGGACGGTGCGCCAAGCGAAGGTCGCCGTGACGCCCATCTCGAAGCCGCGGAAGCCCGGCGGTGAGTGCCAGTACCGCCGCGACGTGGTGTAGTCGTCGACGCCGCAGACGATGATCTCGTCGCAGCCGATGTAGTCGGCGAACCAGACGGCCGTTCCGCCGGAGAAGCCGAAGTCGGGGACGATGCCCGACCAAACGTCGGCCACGTCCTTGTGGTGCGTGACGAGCGGGACGCCGTGGCCCTGCAGGATTGGAGCAAGCTCCTTGTCCTGGAAAACGATGTAGTCAAGGTCGAGCAGCATCGCGTGCTGGTTGACGCCGATGTAGAGGCCAAGCGCCTGCACCCGCGGGCGCACCACTCGAAGGTCGCTCAAAAGGGTGGGGCCGCCACCCAAGACGACTGCACGTCGCCCCGAATGACGGCCCCGGATCGCCGCGAGGTCGATCACGCTCAGGTCGTGACGATCTCGTTGCACTCCGCGAAGGACTCAGCGTTGCGCACCGCGAAGTCGCAGTCGTGGAACGCCGTCACGCGGACGGTCGCGGCGTTGCTGCCGCTGTACGGATCGACCATCAAATCGATGCCGCTCCACTGGCCGATGATCAGGTCGCTCCACACGCCGAAGATCATCGCCGACAGGTTGCTGCCCGAACCCTTCGTGAGGTTCGCCGGCACCTGCTGCGAAACGAGGAACCGGTAGCCGTACAGGTCGCTGTACGGCGGCTGCAGGATGAAGTTGCCCTCGACGCCGGACGACTGACGGGCGGTGTTGGAGAGCTTCGACTTCACCTGACCGTTGGTCAGGAAGGCCGCCGAACCCGTCAGCGCGTTGTCGATCTCGACCTCACGGACGAGGTTCGTCACCATCGCCCACGTCGGCGCGGCACCGTTCGTGCCGAGCGTCACCGAGCCGATGCCGCTCGTGTTGAGCACGCCGGTCGGACGGTTGCTGCCCGAACCCGAGACCGCGGCGTTGTCCATCGCGACGGCGATGGAGGTCGCCAGGTCGTTGCGGATCAGCGACTCGATGTCGAGCGAGCTCTGCAGCATCAGGCGGCGGCTGAAGTCCACGAAGCCCGCGAGGGTCTTCGGCGACAGCGTGACCTGGCTGAAGGCCGGGTTGTTGGTCGACTCGGACGGGGCCGAGTTCTCCGCCACCCACGCGACCGTCGAGGCGGCCGACTTCTTCGGGATGGCGACGTTGCCCTGCAGGCCCGTCAGGAAGGTCGCGCCGAGCTCGTTGGTCACCATACGAGCGCGGAGCACGTCGATGAACGAGCCGGCCAGCAGGTCGGTCGCCACGAGGTTTCCGCCCTTCGCGGTGCCCGTGCCGGTGCCGGTCAGGATGTCGCGCTTGGCGAAGAGAACGTCAGCCGGGACGGTCAGACCGCGGCTCGCGCGGCCTTCCTTCGAGGCGGCGGCCTCGCTGGCCTCGAACTCAAAGGCAGCGGCGCGCTGGGCGCGGGCGTCCGTCGGGTTGGCGAGAGCGTGGATGGCGCGCGCGAAGCTGAAGTTGCGGACCTCCTTCGAGGTCAGGCCGATGTCGGCGGTGGCGAGCGGCTTGCTCGACACCTTGTCGAGGAGGGCGCCGCGGAACTGCTCGACGCTGGCGCCGTCGCGGATCGCCTGGTCGGCGAAGTCGCGCTGGTTATGCCGCGAGCCGAGCTCGAGAATGGCAGCAGCGCGCTCGCGCTCGGCCTTCATGCCGGCGTCGCCGGCGGGGGTCACGTTGTCCATCTTGGGGGACTCCTTGGAAAGAATGATTGTAGAAATGGTGGTCGCATCGAGGGCACGGCCGACGCCGACAGAGGCGTCCGCGGGGATGCTAACGATGCTGATTTCGAGCGGTGTCCATGACGTCGCGCGGTAGACCTCCCGGCCGTCGCGCTCGCCGTCCTGTACCATCTCATCGACGATGTAGCCCACGCTGACATTCGACCGAATGCCATCGCGGACATCCTGCAGGATCTCCTCGGCTCGCGCGCTTCTCCCGAAGCGCACCGTGGCGCGTGCTACGCGATCCACGCCGAGGGTGATCCCTTCCACGACTCCGACCTGATCGGTCATGTCGTGGTCGACCAGCAGCGGCGCACGGCCGCTGCCGATAAAGCTTGAGTTCATGGCGCCGGGGCTGTGGTCGAGCACCTCGACACCGTAGGCGCGATCGACGCCAGCCTCTGAGCTGAATGCTAGCGTGACGCGGCGGTCGCCCTCGACCATCGAGGCGCGCTCGAAGGTCGCCGTGCGGAAGAGCCGCTCGGTCGGCCCCTTGCGGGCGCCCGGACCCTTGTAGTCCTCGTCATCCGGCTCTTTGCCGTACGCGTCGACCGGGCGCTCGTCATCGGTCACCGGGGCCAGCGCCTCGTCGGCGTCCTCGGCCTCAAGCGCTTCGGTCTCCGTCTCGGACTCAACCGAGTTGTCGGTCTCCGTGATGGTCACGGACACGGTCGCGCCGTCGCCCGTCATCACGCTGACGACGTGCCGCACCTCGGTCTCGATGTGGTCGAGCTTGTCCATGTGCGCGGTTGTATCGGGGCACTTTTCAGAATGCAAAACATTCACGGCTCGCTCCTCCTCGGCGTCGAGCTGCTCGGCCTTGCGGTTCGCCCACGCCTGACCGGGATCGCCGCCCCAGAGCGCCCAGGCGATGCGACCGGCGGACGGATAGCCCTCCTCGCCGGGGCTGAAGCCCTCACCCTGCTTGTCGACCTCGTGGCGCGCGAAGTAGGACACCATCCGCCGGACGGTGTCGGGCGAGAGGTTTACCCGGTTGCTGATGTCGCGTGCACGAGCCACGCCGACGGCAGTGCCGCCGCGGCCGAACTCCTCGCGCCAGTCAAGGCCGCGCTCGGCCTCGGCGGCCATCTCCTCGGTCGGCTGCAGATCGACGGCCACGTCAGACCTCCGTCAGCGTCAGGATGACGCTCGGGATTGCGGGGCGCGTCGGCGACGAGCTTGCGGCAAGCGCCTCCATGCTGACGGTGACGTTGTCGGTGCGCCAGAAAAGCTCAAGGTAATCAGCCGCCGACAGCTGCAGGACGAAATTCCACGCGGCGAGGAAATGCCCGTTGATGCCGCCGTGCCTCGGCGGGACGGTGACGCGCGAGTTGCTGTCCGCCACGTTGTCGCCGTTCTTGCTCAGCCAGATGTCGATATCGTGCTCTTGGCTTTGCGTGTTCACGAACTGCGCGGAAAACTGCAGGTTGTAGACCCCGGCGTATTCGACCGTGACGCGCGAGTTGCTGACGACCGAGACGCCGCGGTTGTTGGCGTCCGACGAGTTGAGCGTCATCGAGTAGGCCGTAGTCGTGTCGGCGGCGGTCTGCGCGAGGGATGACGAGAATGCGCCCCAGTAGCCGGGGCGGAATGCAGGACCGCCGCGCAGTACCACCGCCGCAGCCGTGTCCTCGACCACGATCAGCGAGGCCGGCTCCTGGACGATGATGGCACTCACCGCGTCACCTCGGGGTCGACAACAAAGCAGCCCTGCAGCAATCGCGTGACGGCCACGCCCGAAACGAGCTCGACGTCGTACACGTGCTCGCCGGATTCAAGAGCAGCGGTCGCCGTCGCCGTCGCCGACAGCGTGACGGTGCCGGCCGAGCCGCCGAGCGTGATGCCGCCGTTTTCGGTGGTCAGCGACAGCAGGACCGTCGCCGACTCGTGGTCGGTGCGCACCTGCATCCGCGCGGTGTAGCCCGCGAGGTTGACGGCGATGCCGTCATCGTCGAGCCAGGTGAGCACCCGCGTGAAGGTCGCGCCTTGGTCGCACGTCAGGTCAAGCCGCGCGCCCATCATGCACCTCCCGTCGGGGCCACCGGCGGCGGGGTCGTGCCGCCCGGCAGCGTGATGCCGAACTCGGCCAGCATCTCATCCTCGGCCTGCCGCTCGCGCAGCACGTCCTCGATGTCGAGGCCGCGCTCGGCCAGCGCCTGCGTGCGCGTCATCAGCCCGCTGTTGATGGCGGTGATCTGCGCCTCGGCCTCGTTGCGCGGGTCGACCCACTGCCAGCCGCGCGGCACCCACATCGTCGCGACGAACTTCTCGTACTTCGCCGCCGGCAGGTTCACCACACCGGCGTCGAGGGTCTGGCGCAGCCATCGCGCATAGACCGGGGCGCAGAAGTGCTCAATGGTCCAATGCTGCACGGTGCGCCAATAGTCGCGCTCCTCAAGCAGACCCTGCCGTATGCTGGAGTAAGACACCGCCTCTAGGTCGTTGGCGAGCGAGGTATAGGAAACGCCGAGGCCGGAGGCGATGCCGCGGAGCATGGCCTTCTCGAAGTCGCGGAACGCCGTGCTCGGGTGCTGCGGGTCGAAGGGCTTGAAGTCGACGCCGGCGGGCAGCTGCTCGAAGATGCCCGGCGCGATGTCCATCTGAATGCGGCCGTCGGCGCCCTCGCCGTCGCCCTGATAATCATCGCCCGCGGCGCTCGTGAAGAAGCCCATCTTGCTCGCCGAGATGCGCGCTGCGACGAGCTCGGACTCCTCGTAGCCGCCCAGCATCTTGAGCCGGGTCATCGAGGTCGCCATCCACGACGCACCGCGCGTCTGCCCGATGCGGTCGCGCCGGTAGCCGTGGATGATGCGGTCGGCCGGGATGCGCACCTCGCGCACGGGCGCGGCGGCGCCGAGCTGGTAGTCATCGGGGTGCCGCGTCTTGACGTAGTAGGCGACCGGGCGGCCCTCGCGCGTGACCTCGACGCCCATGCGGATCAGGTTGCCGTTGGCGAGGACGTCGTTCTTCTCCTGATCGATGAGATCCGGGTCGAGGAACTGCAGCCGGAAGCGGTAGGCGTTCGCGTTGTCCTCGACCATCAGCACGAAGCACTCGCCGTCGCGCGCGACCGTCTCGATGAAGAGCTTCTGCGCGTCGACCCACGACAGACCGCCGTCGACCGTGCAGGTGCCGACGCGGCCCCAGTCGGCGAAGGCGCGCTCGAGGAGCTGGTTCGCGCCTTGGTCGAGGCGGCCGTTAGGCTCGCGCGCGCGGACCTGCAGCTGGATGCCGCGCGGGCCGACGACGTTGGTGGCGATCAGGTCGAGGTAGCGCCGGGCATAGTCGTTGTTCTGGCAGAGGTCGCGGCTGCGCGCGCGGATCTGCTTCAGCGCGTAGCGCAGGTCGCTGTCCGCCGACTTCGGCAGCGTCAGCCAGTCGGAGTAGAGGCGGCCAGTGTTGGCAGCCTCGAAAGCCCGACGCGCCGGCGGGCGCTTCGGCTTGGCGCGGAAGAAGTCGAGGATGGTCACCGGGTGAACCTCACGCGAATCTGCTGATTTGTGCCGAGTCCCTTGCGCAGCTTCTCGGCCTGCACCTCGCGGTTGACCTCGGCCTTGAGGCGGTCGCGCTCCTCAAGCAGGTCGGCGCGGTTCCAGCGGCTGAGGCTGCGCCCGGCGATCGAGTACGACGCCGCGGTCAGGTTGCTCGGGTCTTTGAGATAGGCCTCGATGTTGTCGAGCATGACCTGCGCGATGCTGCGCGGGTCGTCGGTCGAGGTGGCGCGGTTCGCCTTGACCTCGAAACTGCCGTAGCCAATCTCGGCGCGCGCGCTGTCGCTGGTGCGCGTGATGAAGGCCGACCATTGGTAGCGCCCCGGCTCGTAGGTCGCCGTCACCGAGGAGGCGACCTCGACGACGTAGCCGTCGGCGCTCTCGCTGGCGGTGATGGCGATGCGCTCGCCGGTGCCTTCGCGGCGCGCGACGTAGGACAGCGAGTAGGTCGCCGTCGGGTAGTCCGTCGTCAGATCCGGCCGCCGCCACGCCCAGCGGTCGCCCGCCTGCAGAAGCGTCGGCTCGGTCTGCGGATAGTTGGCCGTGTCGAAGACGTTAGCCACGGGTTACGCCCAAGGCAGCTTCGGCGCGACGACGGGCGGGTTCTTCTGCGTGTCGATCTGCGCGGCGAGGCTCGCCTCGGCTGCTTCCCTGTCCACGCCGCTCATCCACACCCAGCCCAGAACCATGTCCTCGGTCAGTTTGTCGAACGGGGTGTAGGTTTCGGGAGGATGCTCGGGAACCTGAAACGAGCAGGTGCCGTAGACGCTCGCGTGGTAGTCGCCGTCTCTCGCGCTCGCGCGCCAGTACGCGGTGACCGCGTAATTTTTGATGCCGTCAAGATTCGGGATGCAGTTGAGGCGTTCGATTTTCCAAGTGATTTTCATGCTTGCTCCATCAATTGTTCGTGGTCTTGGCGTGCAGGTAGTAGATGGTTCCGC